TGACTTGAACACGACACTTGACGGAATCCGCAACGATATTGCCGAATCGATCAGAACCGGCGAAACGCTTGGCGATACGGTTGACAGAGTATCTCGCTGGGTGGATGACAATTCCCGCTGGCGTGCCCGTCGAATCGCCGTCACTGAATCAGCGCGAGCCTATAATCAAGGCCGATTTGAAGCCACTAAGGGACTGGATTTTGTCGCCGGTTATGAGTTAGTGCTATCGTCCGACGCATGCCCTATGTGCCATGCGATCAAACGCCAATGCCCCGTGATTCCCAAAGATGGCACATTCGGCCAGAACGGTAAAAACGAAACGTATAAAAATCTGAAATTTCCGCCATTTCATCCCGGTTGCCGATGTACAACTGTTGTCATATTTGATGACGAGGTGCCGAAGGAATGGCCGAGACCGGTCAAGCCTGCGGATAACGGCTATATCCTGCCGAGTGAAGCCGATTTTGCAGCCGCCGAGGAGGGCGGTTATGAGTCAGTGGCTATCGGCAATGCCAAATCAATCAACGCCTTTATTTTGACTGAATAACAGGGCCTGACAAATGGAAAAACTTGTGAAGGCAGTCGAAACGACTGTCAATGGCGGCGGTGCAGGCTCATTTAAGGGCTATGCCGCCCGATTCCTGAATATTGACCGGCAGGGCGACATCATTCTACCCGGTGCCTTCTCAGGTGCCATTCAAACATTTATGGACGATGGCGGGATGGTGCTTGCCGACCATGAAAACAAGACATCCGCTGTGATCGGCACACTGATCGATGCTCACGAGGACAGAAGCGGATTGATGGTTGATGTGGCTTTATCTGCCACGAAATCCGGTCAGGAAGTCAGACAGTTACTTAAAGAAAAGGCATTGCGAAAGATGTCGATTAGTTTTTACGCCAAACGTCCGACACGCATCCCAGATTCAGCAATTCGTGAAATCTGGCAGAAATACAACTACAAGCCAAGCGAAGCCCAGAAGCAACTGGCGAAATCAGGTGCAAATCTGATCAGCGAGGTGGCCGAGGTCTTGGAAGTATCCATTGTGCCTATTCCCGCCAACCCCGGCGCGGAAGTGATCGCAGTCAAGTCTCATGACGACTGTGATACACCGGCATTACCACCCACTGGCTTCGTGCAAGTGGCCGGAAAGCTGCTCGATTTTGCCGCCCTAATGAAGCGGTGCGAGTTGTCCGACCGTGTCATTTCAGAGTATCAATCGCCAAACCGGCGAAATAAGTAAGGAGGCCACTCAAATGGCTTTGACAGAGACTCGCACGGCTTCGGCGATTGCTGAAGACCGTCTCCGCTTGGCTGCGCATGTTCAGGGTCTGCGCGATGAACTGGTGTCGGCTCCTGATGAAGTTCGTGCTGAAAAATCAGCCGACTTGTCGAGCCTGATGGACCAGCTCGAACGCTGTGACAGTGAATATCAGTTGGCCGCATCGCTTGAGCGTGCCAACCAGATGATCGAAAAGATGAGCCGTCAACCGGCCCGGCCTGAGCCGACCGTTTACGGTGCAAACGTCCAGTATCAACCGGCCCGCGTCTCATACGATGGCCGCGTCTTGGATAATGGCGGGCTTGCCGATCCGTCCGACAAGTCGGCATTGGCATCACCTGAATATCATCAGGCATTCAAAGCGTTAATCCAAGCACGCGGACGCATTGAACTGGTCAAGAGTTCAAGCCTGCGGAACATGCTGGAAGTGTACGGTAAGGGCGGCGACTTCGGTTTGCCTTCCAACGAGTTTTATATGCCTTTTTCAAAGGATATGACACTTGGCACCACCACCAACGGCACAAACACCGTAACGCCTGATTTTCGGTTCGATATGATCGTTGGGCGAACCGTTACGCCTGTAATGACCCGCATCTGCCGCGTCATCAATACAAATGTCAATCAGGTGACGTTCCCTCGTGATTCAAACACGAACAATATCACCACCTCGCCGCAGTACGGCACGACTTTTCGGCCATTCATGGGTGAAACAGTCAACACCACGCTGTCAAAGATCGATACCGGCCCGTTCACTCAGCTAACGATTCCGGTCAACACTGGCACGATGTACACCGATGTTTCGGCTGATTTCTTTGCCGATGTCACTGGCCTGTCCAACTACATCCAGACAGAAGCCTCAAAGGCCTTTGCGGCTGTGGTTGATAATCAGGTCATTAACGGCGTGACCGCATCGACCGAAGCCGAGGGCGTTATCTCCAACAGTTCTGTTGGCATCACCAAGACCGGCAGCAATAACACGCTGGTCGCTTCCAAGGTGATTGAAGGGTTCTATGCCCTTGCTGATCAATACTCGACCAACCTTTCATGGGTCATGCGTCGCGCGACTCATGGCAAGCTGGTTGCCCTGAATGATACGACCAACAGAAGCCTGTTTCTTGGCTCGGCTGATATGGGCTATACGCAAGGGATCACGCCTTCGCTTATGGGCCAGCCGATCTATTTTAACGGCTTTGTGCCAGCCTCAGGCGCATCAACGCCTAAGTCGATTGTCTTAGGTGACTTTAATGAGTATATCCTGCTTTTGCGGCAGGGCTTCACGGTCGCGATTGATGAGGTCTCATTGGCCTATGCTAACCGCGTCCGAATCGCTGTGAAGTACCGCTTCGGCGGTGCTGTGAGAGATCCACGAGCCTTCCAGATTATTCAGGAACTCGTGTAATTTTTGAGGGCGTGCCCCTCGCCGTTCCCGGTTGTCAGATGCTTCGGCAGCCGGGGGCGGTTTTCATCTTACTTTGTTTAATCACCTGAAATAAGACTACTGTACTATGCCTGCATACATCACACAGAATGAAGCGGCCTTGTTTGCTGAAACTATCGGCTCATTTTCGGCCATGCGTGCCACTGTTTTACTCACTGCCGCATCGACCATGCTTGACCAGTTCACAGGCCGCACCTTTACAGGTGCCGAATTGACCGATAGCGTCAAGGCTGGCATTGCCATGTGTGCCGAATGGATGGCGACATCAAACCCGGCAGGCGGCACAATCATCAAAGAAAAAATCGGCGACTATGATGTCAGTTACGCCACGCCTGAAGCTGGCAGCATCCCGGTTGCAATTCAGATGCTTTGGGCACCGTATAAGATCGTGGCTGTCGGATGATTAAAGCCTCTTACACACTGAACTGGTCGGGCGGTGAATACTCTGTCAGGCTCCATCGTGAGCTTGTCAGGGCCGTTCAGAAGTCTGGTGAGATGGTTCAGCGAACGGCTGTCAAATCGCTGTCAGTGAGCGGGCAGGCGGCTATCAAACCAACTGGCTTAAATCGTGCCAAAGGCCCCGGCGTAAGCAAGATGAACGCCACGCAAAAGAACATGCGGATCTTGAACACTGGCATCAGCAACATCAGTAAGCTAAAGACGGTCAAAGGGGTGAAGACACCCACCACGCTCCGCTTTGGCGGCTCTTATGGCGGGGTTGATCGCATTTACTGGAATAACGACACCCGGCGTTGGACAACATCATCACCACCAGGCACGCCACCGCACCGACAGAGCGGCAGGCTGCGAGAGGTTGTAGTTGAAAGGGTTCAAGGCGGGTTAAAGGCCAAAGTTGGGCCAAAGCAGGGGTTGATTTATGCTCGCATCCAAGAGCTAGGTGGCAGAGGATTAATCCGGCTTCCTGCCCGTCCATATATGCGACCCGCATTTGAACAGAACCAGCAGGCTATTTTGTTTCAATTCGCTCTTGCCGTTCAGAAGGCCGCGAAATGACGTTCCCGCATTCGATTGAACTCCTGCCGAAGTCTGCAATCACCAGCAACATTGCAGGCTTTGGTTATAGCTACCCGACAACCGGCGATAGCTACCGGGCCTATGTTCAACATCGGTCAGAGTCATTACAGGTCATTAATAACACGGGCGGCGTATCAACTGGCGTCGTGGTTTATGCCGATCCAGCCTGCCCGGCTGCAACATATGACCGATTTAATTTCAATGGCAACCAGTTTGAAATCACGGGCGTGATGCCACAATACACGCCACGCGGCAACCACCATTTGAGAATCATGGCCGTGGAGCTATCGCAAAAATAAAATGCAATTATCAAACCGCATCACCGCCATCAAAACCGCATGGGCGGCAGCTATTCCCACCGTGCCGCTGTATTATCAGTTGGCACCTGAAAACACCGTCTGCCCGTTTGCCGTGCTGCGTATCGGCCCGGTCACACCCGGCGAGCAGGATATAACCAACAAAGATTGGGAAGCCACCGCGACAATCGTGGCTTACGAGACAACCGACACCGCCATCTTGTCGCTGAATGATTCCATTGTGAATCTGTTTGAACGTGGAAGTATCAGCGGCTTTTACAGTTCAACCGTTCAATCGGCTGAAGTCGAATTTAACTACGGCGATCAGATGGCCGTCTGGTCGTCAGCCGTTTCCGTTTCGCTCTTGTGGACTATCTAACAACTGAAAGGGGCTAACCATGCCAAAGATCGCATTCTATAACACGACGCTATCATTTGCCGGTTCAAATATTGCCGTATCCTCGGTATCACTGACCGACTCGGCAGAACTGGCG